ATGCCAGGTAGTATATGGAAGAAGGGCGACTATGACGAATACGAAGTAACTATCTTCGATTCTAATAATGTAAGATATGATATAGATGATTTCGTACATGAATTAACAGAATCCAAAGACGATATTGAATCCGCTTGTAATAATTATTTAACTATGTATCCTACGACGATTAAAGCCGTACAAAATCATAAGACTAAGGATATGTCTAAAATCGATAACCAACGTATTAAGGCAATCCGTCAAAAATCTATTTTTTTATTAAAAGATACTATTAATGGTATGAAATTAACGTTTTCTACTTTTAAGAATCTAGTAAAGCGTTATAATTTAGCCGACTTCTTAGGCGTACCGGATCATGGATTATTTAACTGTATCTTCCATGACGATACAAACGATTCCGCTAATATCATCGGCGACGAAAAAGAAGGTTACCGATATTATTGCTTTAATCCGGATTGTGCTGGTAATGGTGATAGCCATGGAAGCGATATTATTAATTGCGTGATGATGTTACAAGATTGTAGCTTTAAGGAAGCAATTTCTTATTTAGCGAAGGTTTTCAATGTACGACTTATAAAAGGCTAATAATTTATAATTTCCGATAAGTGTATAGGTATCGGAAGTAATTTTAGATAGAAAAATACAGATAGTACCTGGCTTCATAGAAAAGCTGGTCTACTATCTGTATAATCATTCGTATTTTGTTGGATAAATCTATTAAAAGTAACGTATATTTATATCGATTTATTAGAAATAGTATATTATGATATACCTATTTATTTTGTACGGAAATTCCCTTTCATCGGTACTATTTTAAAATCGTTAATATTAATTCTTGGATTTTCTATAATTTCGAAGTCCGGATTTTTGTACTTAAACAATTCGATAGCACAATTAAAGATATCGGCGATAGTACGTTTCGACGTTTTGCGTAACGTATCATATTCTTCATGGATATCTTTATATAGGCGGATATTTTTCTTTACACAATTATCTTTATTGCCTTCCTTACCGATACCCATTAAAAACATAATATCGATAGTATTATGAGTATCTCGTAAGTAGTTAAATAAATCAGTAAAAAGTTTATTAGCTAATATGATTTGAGTGTAACGCAACGTATAGGCAAGGTTACAGAAATAAACATAATCATCGACGTAGAAGAATCCATTTACATTCTTAACGTCATCGGCGCTATCGTAAATAGGTTTACGCCCTAGATTCGGATTCTTTTTCTTAGAGATAATCGCTTTACGCTTAGGCTTTTTCTTATTATTTTGTTTTTGCTTTAATTTTAGATATTCAGTTAATTCCATACGTGCCATATTATAAAATCCCCTTACTTAACATTTCTTCCGTAACGGCTTCGATATCCTTATAGCCGTTATTATTTTGTCCATACTCTATGATTGATTGCGATATACTAGCGCTTTCCGATAGTGCTGAAGAATCACGTACTAAGGTATCCAATAACGGATAATCTTGCTTCGTGAGTTGTACAGTCAATTCAGATATCTTACGTTTCTTATATTGATTGACGATAACGGCGGTTATTTTTCTTCTTTGTGATACTTCCGATCTAATCGTATCCGATAGTAATTGTAATCCTCTAGTCGATACGATATCAGGTTTCACAATACTAATAATAGTATCGGCTGCATATAGCGCTGCTATATTCATGCTGCCTAAAGACGGCGGGCAATCTAAAATAATATAATCATACTTCTTCTTAATGCTTTTCAAGATATCCAATAAGCTATTCTTTTGAATCTTAGAAGATAAGCCAGCTACTTGAATATCGCCAGGGATAATATCGAAGTTATCCGTACTAATAATTGCACTAGTCGGATCAGTCCCCTTTCTTTTAAGTAAATCAAATAACGTATATTCTACGTCTATCGTCGGAATCGTTAAATCTGTTAAAGTGGCTTGTGCGTCTAAATCAACAAATAGTATTTTCTTTTTTTTAATAGATGATAAATACATACCAATATTAAAAGCTAGTAAGGATTTACCGACGCCGCCTTTTTGATTGATAAATGCGACTATACTCATAATTTAGCCCCCTTTTTCATTACTTAGACTATAACATATATTTTGTCTTTTTGTAAATAGATAAAGAATCTTTTTTATAAAAGATATACAAGTTTATTATTGATAGAAATTGATGTAAAATATAGTTATATACATATGTTATTAGTGTTAAGTAAAGGGGATTAGCGCTATGGAATTAAATATAGAAAGTACAGCGTATCCAGCATATACTAAACTTTTAAAACAGTATACAAGTCGTATTTTAAAAGATGATGATGTTATTTTGATAGCGCGTAATTATGACGGTACTATCTCGCAATGGTTTTACAATCATGATGTCATGCAAAAGTACGATTTAGATGATCCTGATCTTGATTTTGATGATAAGACTTGGATTCTTTTCTATAAAATAGAAAATGAATGTAATAATAGTTTAACCGAAGCCTTAGTATTAGATGTTGTCTTAGAGTTGGAATATCAATTAATGGGAAGTCCTGAAATTATAGATTTGCGTGAAGAGTTAGGTCTTACTATAGAAGAATTAGCAATTAACTTACGCATACCAGCAAGGACTTTGGATCGCATAGAAAAGGGGTTAGAAATTCCGCCTAGTTATGTTATGAGAAGTATCTATGTTAGGTTAGTAGATGAAGTAGAATATAACCGATTTAAAAATCGAATCGAAAAACTAGGAGAAGAAAATCCTAACGATAACTTCATGGATCTACTGTATAAAGATTTGTTTGGCAATCAAAATGACGAAGCATTAGAAGCTGTAAACGCCGCCGAAATGCTTAACGATAGTATTGATAATCTAGGGAAGAATAATTTTGAAGATAAAAATATATATATAACGCCTTCAAAATCAGAGATTGATAAGTTTATGAAAAAGCTAAAAGATGATGATTGACATAATCCATTATCAGATATATTATGAAGTTGGGTTACAAATAGTAATAAAATTAAGGGATTATAAGCCAGGGTTTTATATCCTGGCTTTACCTCTTACTATGTAATCTATTAAATAAAAGATATATAGCGTAATTGACTTTATCCAGTATTAGATATATTATGATGATGAGTACAAGAAAGATATAGGATAAGCACCAGCATATAAAATACTGGTGCTTTTTCCTTAATAGTTTTATCTTTTAAATAAAAGAATATAGATTTTTAAAGAGTATAACGGCTTAGATAAAGGCTTCGTAAATCATTACTATTGGCAAAATGAAATAGAAATGATATTATATACATAACGATATTGATTTTCGTAACTCAATATCTTGTATAAGATGATTACATCACTACACAATAATAAATAAAAAGTGCAAAAAAAAAGCCTACCAATTCTACGCCAATAGAATTAGAAGGCATATGCTAGACAAGTACTCACAATACTTGCTAACTTGTTTAATTTGTACATATATTATATCATGGAAATAGTAGTAAATACAACTACTTAAACTATTTTTACTAATATAAAATGGGTACTTGTTTAGCATAGCTAAGATATTAAAAATATATCTTATGGGCTATGCTTTTTTTGTTGCCCCGCTGCATAGGGTAAAAATAGAATCATGCAGCCAGCTAGCCGGATAGCTGCTTAAAACAGATCCGGAATTATTTACTAGGTTAAATAAAGCCCTCGCCAATAGGGCTATATAAATAGAAAGCGATTATATAGTTTCGCCTAGGGTTTCGTACAGCCACCGCAATAAATGCACGGGGATTATACCAGCGTACCTATTTCAAGCTATATAACCCCTAAAGGGTAGAAGATGTAGCGACGCCCATTCCGTTTAGCGATGAAATAGCGGATAAATCAGCTACAATGGGTAAGGTTTAATCGCTAGATTTCGATTCTAGCAGCTGCGAAAGTGGCGGGATTATATAGACGTATCAGCAATGATACGATACGTAGGGCATGGATTAAGACGCGTAATAATATATACGATAGTAGAATATCGGCTATAAATAGGGCATATGGAATACGGATACTTCAGTATACTGCACTTAACATATGTATAGGATTCCTTAGTAAGTAGAAATATTTTTTTATTTTTTCGGCTTGCTAGGGGATTCTATGCGCTGAAAGCCGTTGCTTAGTGCCTACACTTGATACGCCACTTCGTGGCGTTTGTCAAATTTACGCCTTAGTACTTAGCCGTAAATTAGTATAGGAAATCAAAAAAAAGAATTATATTTAAAAGACAAAAAAAGAAAGCCCCCTATAATGAAATAGAGGGCGATATATATATTAACATACTAATAAAATAGTATGCGGCTGGTATTAGAATTTAACTACGTCATAAGAAGCGCCTACGCCGTCTAGTTTAGATGAATGGGATTTAATACCTTTGTATGCTTCGATACGTAGTCTATCATTTTGATAGTGTGCCGTAGCGTAAATATCATTATTAATGACTGCTACGCCTACACCGATACGATGTTTCTTTTCTTGCGTAATAGCATAGAAATTATTATTAATTTGTTGTTGATCTGATTTCGTTTCTTTTAGGACGTAATCAGATTTATTTTTTTTGGCTAATTGCTGCGCCTGGTTATCTGCTTCTTTTTGTGTGTAAGTTACATATTGTACGTCCGGCGTACGTTTCGATTCTGTTTCGATGATACGGGTTACTTCCCTTACGTCGGAATCGGATTTATATTTACCGGCGTTAATTTGTGCCGTCTTAACATATTCCGGCGTAACGGCTGGTATATATTGAATCGGTACATCTTTATCGGATAATCCCTTATGATAGAAATAATAGCACGATACTATTAATACTATCAGCGTAGCAATTATCGATACTATCGTAAGTATTAATCTTTTATTTAAAAGATACATAATCGGTTATACCTCTAGCGATAGCACGGGCGAAGTCATCTTGTCTATTAATTAATAGTAAAGCGTCTTCATCGTTATCGATAAAAGCAGTTTCTATCAGAATAGCCGTCATATGTGTACGCTTTAATACAGTTAATTCCGGTCTTTCCTTAATACCTCTATCGACTGTACCTAAACTATTAATAATTTGATTTTGTACGCAATTCGCTAATTCTTCAGAATCGCCACCGAATCCATATATAAGGGTTTCCGTGCCTTTAGCTTGCGTATTAGCTGCGTTACAATGAATTGATACAAATATATCACTATTCCAATCATTAGCCGCCACGCATACCGGATAAGGTCTATCGGCATAATCTGAATCGTAATTTAGATTATCCGACTGCATAACTTGCGTTTCGTAGCCTACTTGATTTAAGTAGTACGCCACCTTATCGCCGATAGCTTTGGCGATATTGGCTTCAGTAATACCATACGTACTATTAATTGCGCCGCTATCGTATTGTAAGTCGTGTCCAGGATTTATAAATACTTTCATTTTTTATCTTCTTCTTCCAATTTATCAGGGATACCATTATTATTTTTATCAATCCATAAGCCTAAAAATCCGACTATCGCCGTTAATACTGAAGGTATGAATATATGGTCTATAATCGTAATGCCGGTAGTGATGATCCTGTAACTATCATCATTAACATAGCCACGAATAAAAGACATAATAAATTCAGTTATTACAAACAGGATAGGCAAAATCATCGTTAAGACTAATAGGCGCGTAAGTATTACGCCAGTAGGTTGAATCCTACTAATACGAAAGTTACTATACGCGCCCTTTATGGATTTAATAGCTTGATTTTTTAAATCCATATTTCACCTTTTAATTAAAAGATAATTTCCAATATGCCGATGACGATAGGGATTACGAAGGCAAAAAATAATACGATTCCTTGCGTTTTCTTATCTCTATCATCAAGGTTATTAATTTGGGTTTCGTGGTTAGTTATTTTATTCTTCATTTCTTCTAAAGTAACTTCTACATGAGATACCCTTTTACTTATTTCGTTTTGTTGCTGTTGGAAATCATGGATAGTATTTCTAATATCCTTGACGATTTCTAATATCATGTCGATATTATTCATCATTAACCTTTATTGAGTTTAATTAAAAATTCGGATACTGCTTCTTGATACGCTTCGGGTACTAATTGCACGTCTTCCGTTACTTCGGATTCGTTAAGTGTATACTTACCAGCCATAACTAACTTAGCGTATGCGCTAATTAGCCAGGGTTTCAATTTCTTCGGTGCTGCTTTCTTCATATGGTACCTCTTGTAATTCTTCTAATTGAGTTTGTAAATCTGTTATCGCTTCTAATACGAAGACTGGATTTAATTCTATATCGGAATCTTCTATATCGTTATTATCAATAGAAGACGTAGAAGGTGTATTATCAGATGTACTATCATCTTTTAAAGGTTGGTTAATAGTGTCTTCTAGCGTAAATGATTTAATATAGTCTTCTTCCGATACGATTTTCTCGCCGTCTTGTATCGTAGCTTCTAATAATTCTTTATCAGCGCTAATACTGATAATTTCATCTTTTTTTAATAAGAAATACATAGTAATATATATCCTTAATATTTGATTCCGTAAATTTCAATCATATCAGTAGTTTCAATCCAGCATGATAATAACTTAGTCGTCGATGTTTTTGTATTTGTACCCCATAATTTAAAAGGATATAAGCCCCAGTATCCATTGGATACTGGTGTAGATCCTGTTAATGGTACTATAGGTAGATTATTCATATACCATTCAAGGATACCGCAATCAATAATATTACATCTGATAGATTGATGATTATTACTGCCTAGCGTTACGACTAACAATTTATCATAACTAGTAAATTCTTCTTTTAAATAGATATCGCCGCTTTCAAAATATATTGTCCCCATTGATTGACTGAATAAACACCAGTTAGGACATATTACTTGTACAGTTTCGCCATTTCTAATAGTCTTAAATGTTGTTTTACTCGTATTATTTCTGACGATACTCATTTTATCCCAGTCAATTAATGGCGTTAATCGTGGTAATTTATTACAGAATAAACGCCCTACTTCTTTATCTTTAATCGTTAAATCACCAGTTAAATTACCGCCGATTAATGGTAAGTATTTTCTAGTTTCATTAATAACGTCTTCTTCAAGGGCTATTAACTTTTTATCCGTACCATTATCCCAG